GGAGCATCGAGCCGCGACCGGCCAGCCCGATCACCTGATCGGGTCCGGTCACGCGCACGAGCTTGTCGGCCGGCGCCGTGCCGGTGCTGAGCTTCTGACCGATCAGGATCCCGCGGTAGACGAGGAGCGCGGGGCCTTGCTGGGCTCTCGAGCTGTCGAACTCGGCGGCGACGATCGGCACGCGCAGGTTCGTCGGGATGCTGTTGAACGCGACGGCCATGATTACTTCGCCTCCTGCGCGCTGGTCGCCGAGCTCGAGCTCGGCGCCGCCGGCGTTGTGCTTGTGGTGGGCGCCGCTTCCTTGGGCGGTGTCTCGCCGGGCGCGAGGCGCCGTACCCAGACCTCGCCCGCGATGACGCACGAGACCTCGGTGCCATCGGCGGCGAGCTCGGCGTCCGCAGCGCGTCGCTGCCAGACCTCGCCGGCGAGGAAGCGCCGAACCCAAAAGCTGGTGTCCGACACGTCGTCGCCATCGTCAGGGAGCGGTCGCCTGGTCTCCGGATCGGGGATACACGCGCCGGGGATGACGGGTTTCACACGCATGATGCCTCCTGTGGTCACCAAAGGACCGTTGCTCCCAGCGTCTGCAGGAGCCTCTTGACCTGGACGTCGGACAGCTCGGCCGCGGCGCCGGTGAACTGCGCCGCGTACGCATAGCCGATCGCGCCGACCGGACCGTTGTTCGACCCGAGCGCGATGAATGGCGCGCTCGTGGGTTGGGCGTACGTCCCGACCACCTTCTCTTGGTCGGTGTACGCCTTCGTTGTGCGCGCGGTGTTGTTGCAGGCCAGCACGACCCAGCGCGGGCCGGCGCCGGCCGCGGTGGGAAACGCGGTCGCTGCCGTCGTCTGCAGCACGAGCTTTCCGGCGTTGTTGAGCCGGAGATCGCAACCCTGGCCGGTGACCGCGACGAAGCGCGTAGCCGCCGGCGCCACGGGCAGGTCGAGGTACATCAGCAGGAGCGTGCTGGTCAGCGCCGGGTTCGGCGCCGTCGAGCTGTTCATCAGCTTGGCGTTCGCCGTGTTGTCCGTGCCGCGCATGCAGAATCGCGCCGCGCCGGGCACGAGCTGGCGCCACAGCGACCAGTTGACCGGCGTCAGGGTGATGCCGCCGATCGCGTCCGCGAGGTTGCCCGATGGCTCCTGCAGGTTCCACGTGGACGAGGGCACGCCGGCGAGCCCGGCCGCGGCCAGCAAGAGGCTCCACTCCGACGCATTGGCCGGGTAGTAGTTGCCGTTGCCCGCGTCGCGCGTGACGGCCAGCCCGCCGCCGCCACCGTCGCCGCCGCCGTTCCCCGCGCCGCTGCCGCTCGGGTCGATCTCGTCGTGCGCGGCGTTGCCGTCGGCCGCGCCGACGATCCGCGTGGTGGTGCTGGCGAGCTCGAACTTGTCGAGCTCGAGCGGGATCGGTGTCGATCGGTAGGTCACCGTGTAGGCGAGCGCGACGAACGCGATCGGCGTCCTGCCATCGAGCTTGATCGTCTGCTCGGTGGATGCGATGACCGAGTCCGCGGCGGTACCGCCGATGAACGGATCGCTGTCGAGCACCGCCTCGATCTCGGCCGCGAAGTCGTCGAGCACGTCGTCAAGCTGCGCAGTGGCGTTGACCGCGACCGCGCCGACGATGTCGACCGTGAGCTCGCGGGTGAGCTCGAGCGTCGATGTCCGGCTGTCGCTATCCACGAGCTCGCCCGACATGAAGACCGAGATCGCAGGCAGCTCGCTCTTCTGGTAGTCGTCGACCCGGGCGGACGACACGCGATCGGCCGCTCTCGTCACGCCGGTCAGAGCCTGGATGACCGCCTTGCGGATGACCTTGCGCTGGTGATCCGCCATCACGTCACCACCCAGAGCGCGAGCGTGATCCCGCCGATGCCGTCGGGGATGCGCTTGCGCACGCGATAGTCATTCCCGCCGATGGTCAGGATGGGCTCGTCCTGCAGCGGATCGACCGGCAGATCGGACAGGCGCAGGAACACCGCCGGTACGCGCGACTCGACGCCGATCTCGGTGCCCGCGTCGGTGGGGCCCTCGACGAGCACGTACTGCGCATCGAAGATGCCAGGCACCGTGACGGGCGCGCCGGATGCCGGGCGATAGATCACCGGCACGCCGCCCAGCGCACGCTGTGCGGCCCGGTCGGCTCTGGCGATCAGGTCGAAGAACGACATCGGGTTCAGGCCGCGTTGAGCGGCGCGGCTACGCCGTTGAGCCGGACGATGCCAGTGGTCGCATCGGCCGCCGCCGCCGCCGCCGCGACGCCAGCACGGCACGCGGTCGCCGACGTCGCCGTGACGAACTTGCTCTGAGCGGTGTCCCAGTAGACGAGCTGGCCCTCGGTCCATGCCCCGGCTGCCTTTGGCATGTTGATGTAGACGCCGCACGTCGCGCCCTCGAACGGCTGGCCCTGTGCAACGCTGTTCGCCGGCACGACGAGCAGTCCGCCGATGAGGACAGGCAGGTCGACAGTCACACCGCCCGACGGCGCCGTGAACGTCATGACCTCGCCTTCCTGCAGGAATTTACGACCCATAGTCTTCTCCTATTGGTGCTGTGCTGGTGTTCTGGTCTCAGGTGGGCGGGGCGCCCGCGTTGCGGACAACGCCGCGGAAGTCGACGGCAGCGATCCCGAAGTCGAGACGGACCTTCCACTCGGTTCCATCGACGCGCCAGCCCTGCTGCATCTCGAGGAACGGCGCCTGCTGTCCGTTCAGGAACGCGACCTCGAGCACCGGCGCGATCGCCGGGTCCGCGAACGAGTAGCGCGGCGTGCCCTCGAGTCGGCCCGTATCCACGATGTCGCGGTACAGACCCTGAACGCGGTTGGGTTCCTGGTTGCGACGATTGGCGACCGGGTCGACGTCGTACTGAGCGCCGTTGATGACTCGGGCGAGACCACCGAGGCCGCTCGACAAGAGAAGGATTTCGGGCTTGAGCTCGATGAACTCGATGTTGCCGGGCTCCTTCTGCTTGCTCATCAGCACGCGATCCGCGTCGACGGACGCAACGCTGAGCGTGGCCGGCGCCCCGATGTTGCCGCGGCTGGCGTCGAACAGCGGCTTACCGTCGGCCATCGTGGGTCCGTTGCCGTTGTTCAACGCGAGCGTGGCATAGACGCCGACCTCGATCGTCAGGGCCGCCGAACGCCCAAGCCGCGTTGCTACATTGGCAAACGCGCCCATGTCATCGTTGATGATCGCCTGGCGCGAGAGCGCGAGGATCCTGCCGTAGGTCGCGGCGCTGATCGTCTGCTTCTCTCCGTCCGGGATCGACGCATTCTTGAACTCGCCGTTCTCGTTCACGAGCGCGAGAACGCCGAAGCTCCCCTGTCGGTAGCGGTTGTGCGGCCGGAAGTCGGTGACGGTGCCGGTCGCGCAGAACCGCCGCCAGGTGTCCGGCGTGGTCGCCCACGCGGCAAGGAGCGTCTTGTTGAGCGAGTTCTCGAGGAGCACCGGAAAGTCTCCGGTCGTGTTGGCGCTCCGCTGCATGAACGCCCGCCCGACCATCTCCTCCGGGGTCAAGCTGCGCGTCTTGACGCCGCTGCGTTCGAGGCACTCGCGCGCGAGTTCGCGTAGCGTGAGACCCTGACATTCGCCGGGGTCGATCACGAGCTTCTCGCCGCGCTTCTGCGCGAGGTCGACGATCTTGCTTGCTACGCCGGCGCGCTGATAGAGCCAGTGCTCGGCGCAGCGCGCGAACTTGTCGCGCTCGTCGGCGCCCACTTGGATGCGCGGGTCGTTTCGGTCGATGTGGATCGTCTCGGCCTCGGCGTACCTGTCCTGTGCGAGCGCGCGGTATGTGTTGAGGTCGGTGCGATCGTTGATGGCGCCGTCGATCTCCTGGTCGGGACGACGCAGCGCCTTGCCGATACGCCGAATGCCTGCAATGCGATCGCGCTCGGCATCAGCGATACGATTGCGCTCTGCTGCGCGCTCCTGCTCGGTCGGCGCATTCCGAGTCGCGGGGGCTGGCTTGTTCTCGACGCCAGGCTCCGGCGTGGTCT